TGGATTTCGATGTCCTTGAGAGTGTAAAGCTGAGCTTCGATTGCGTCAATTTCGTCGTCGGTCATATTGTGGAGCTTGCCATCCGGACCGAACTTAGAAATACGACGTGCCGGGTTAAAGTGAGACGAATCATAGTTAGGACCGTTAGAACCCTGAACAGCTTCCCAAACGAAGTTTGCACCAGCCTTTTCGTCACCATTGATGACAGCTTCATCATTCGGGCCCCACCAAGAGAACGGATTAATGCCCGGAATGATTCCCAATTCTGGATCATCCTTATTTTCCATAGCTTCCTGAATCTTCTTCATGATGGCACGGCCATACTGAAGACGATATACCTTACCGACTGTATCTGGCTGGTTATCGTTCTTAACGATATAGACGTTAGAGTAATAGTTCGGACGCCACTTTGCCTTTACCTTGGCACGTGCTTCATCGGTTCTGCCGTATTTTTCCCAAACCTTTGAGTTGTAATCGCAAATCGGACACGGTTCATTCCACTTCTTTGCACAGTCACAGCCAAACCATGCACCATTATCTAACTGGAACAAGTGGTTACGGTTTTCAATCCATGGAAGTTCTTCGTCCGGATGTGACGGAAGGAAACGGAGAACGATAGAAAACTTTCCGTTTACCATCTTCGGCTTGAACAAGCCTTCGATTTCATAACTCTTCTTTTCGTTTTCACCTTTCTTGCGATTTACATTGATTTTGTCCATTTCACTGTAAATATTGCTAAAGCTTCTTTTAATTGGCATATTATTTTTTCCTCTTTATGTTTTCTCAATCGTTCATTCGATTGACAATATCAAATATAGAAACAAAACAAAATGTTTCCGTTAGTTTACATTTTTATTTGAGATTTCTGATTGTAATTTAATAATGATCTCTGTGAATGTAATAAACCTCTTGTAATCAATATCTTTAATCAAATCCTTATTTACCTCAAATTTTCTTGCTCTGTAACCCTGTATATAAAATTCCGGGTCTATTTTGCTCATTCTATATAGTTTGTAGGCTTGATTTTCTTGATTACCGTCGGTCTCATAAAGAGTGAACTTCGTATCGAAAAGTTCATTGATGCCATCATTAGCTTTGATAAGTTTATTTATCTCGTTAATTTGAGCAGCTATGATTGGACGCTTTTTGAAAATCATGTAGCCTTTCATTTTATTTATATTATTAATTTCGTCCGGTTTGGGAAATTTCTTGTCTACGAGACATTTTTCTATAAAATACATGGTCCAGTGCTCAATATCAGTGATATTGCAGTTAATTTCGTTCACCAACGGAATAAAATAGTTAGACATATATTCGACCCGGCTGTTGGCCTGGACGAACTGGTTAATCAAGAATTCTTCGAGAGTATCGTTTAACATACTATTCACAAGAACAGTATTGAAACGTTTGCCTTCCCAAATTTTCTTGATGCTCTTATAGAGCATATAGATTTGGTATTTATCGATCATGCAAAAAGACTTTCTAGGCCACTTTGTTCAGGGGTTATCTTATATTTCTTCTTAAGTTCGCTTCTAAGCGAGAAATAATTCAGTTCATCAAGGCATTTCAATAAAACTGTAGATTCAAGCCAATCATCTTCGATATAGGCTATAGAATCAAGTATATTGATGACGTTACTCTTGTGAAGCTTGTAAAGTATATTGTTGAACCTGTTATATTCTGCCGGTTCATTTTTAATCACCTTGATTAAGAAATCGGGCAATTTTTCATTGGCATCGACTGTTTCCATGTCGATACCGTTATCTTTAAGGATTTTATAGAAGCCTTCTTTTGAACAGCCGTCTGTATAATCCTCATTGATTAATAGATTTTCTTCGTTTATCATATAGCCTCGTTAAAATTTAAAATTATTGATGTTAGGCTCTTGACGCGTAGGCGTAACGACCGTCTCATCTTCAGAATTGTTATATGTTCCTGTCGGTTGAACATTTTTGAATGTCTTCAAGTCATAAATTCGCTGTTTTTCAATATCGACGCCTATAGTGACAATCGGCTGAGGAGGCTGCCCGTATCTTGTCTTCAAAAGCTTGACCGTATACATATTGGCAGTCTTAAGTTCAGGAGGTTGAGTGACGCCGAAAATAACGTCAGCCTTCATTGTCTGACCGAAAGAGTCAGCAGCATCGTCAAGACCGATTTCCTGCTTACCGTAACCGCCTCTGTTTGCTTGCGCAGCGGATATAATAGGAATGCCCATATCCATGCCGATTGCTCTTACTTCTTCACAGACAGCACGAAGCTTAGAGTTATCGTTCATGTCGGAATTAAAACGGCCATTAGGAATCATACATCCGATATAGTCGACCGCAATCATGTCAGGAACGAAGTCTTTCTTTTCCTTTAATTCTTTAAGTAATGCGCGAATCATTAAAGCGTTTACAGAACCAGCAGAATATTCCTTAATAATAAGCTTATTATGTCCAATCTGCCGCATCGCTTTTTTCCAAAGCTTGCCATAATTTTCTTTGGATAAAGAATAAAGCTGCGTCTGGGTTATGTCGAAAAGATTCTGTGTAATTCTCTGGCCAATTTTAACTTCGGAGTCTTCGAAAGTGATATATAATACTTTCTTACCCGATAATATGGCGGATGTCGTAAAAGAACACAAGAATAAAGTTTTACCTACGTTAGTCGGTGCCATGACAAGCGTCATACTTTTTTCGTGTGCACCGCCATGAATCATCTCATCGAGTGTCGCGCATCCTAATGGAACCACTTTTTCATTTACGATAATTCCATTATAGACAACTTCTGGCTCTTCGCAGAACGAAAATCCGATTTTATCGTCGAATGTAAATGACTGTGCATAAGCCATTTCATCGGCGAAACTTATTTTCGCTTTACCTGTCGCACAATATTCATTGTATGCCATACAGACTTGTCTGCCAAGTCGTTTTCTTACAAATGTCTCAATTTCATCAAGAATAAACGGAGTATTCACGTTTTCGTCAGGAATCGACATGCATTTGTTAAATTCTTCTACGCTTCTTTCGTCAGTCAACAGACGTTTGACTTCTATCGCATTCGGTAAATTTGAATATTTTGCATTATAGCCTACAATCGCGTCGACAATATACTTATGATCGACCTGGACAAACCAATTAGGATCCAATTCCGGTACAATCTTTCTCGATGCGTTCGGATTAGCATATAATGTCTTAATTACTACTTGTTCAAAATCATTATCAGTCATGTTTTACCTTTTGTCCTTGTTAAAAAGAACAAATCGCAATCGTTTTTATACAAATATAGAAAAGTGTTTAAATATATTTGCAGTGAGTTGATTTTCGTTGAATTTTTTATAAGTTGTCTTCGATGATTTTTTCCGATAACTCATCCAACTTATCCATTGCGCTAAGGTTTTTAAGTCTTTCTTCTTCGATAACGTCTGTATCGAACCTGTCTATGTGCATGACCATTCGTCTGAACTGCTCAACTGGAAATGTATCAAAAAAACTTTGTGTCATAATAGTTTCCTCAAAAATATAGAAATAAAGGTCCCGTTAGCAGGACCGTTTATTATTTATTTTGGATTTTTATTTCTGAAGTAGCCCTATTATCATATCGACTATGCTGTCATAGCCTTCTTGTGTTCCGTCCGCAACTATATATGTTAGACTGTTATCGTTCAAGAAATCAAGAATTCGTTTATCTATCTCTTTGGCTTCTTCCTCGGTCTGATTCCTACCGTTAGGATTATATTTTTTATACCTTTTAATGAATATATTGACGACATTCTTGTATTTTTTAGCCTCATATATACATACGTCCTGATACGGTTTTTCATCTGTGTACATGGCGCCAAGCGCGATAGGACTATCAGTAACGATTACGTCTACCTTACCCAATAGTCTCATGACTCTAAGGCACTGTTTACCGGTTACATAAAGCTGACAATGCTGTAACGGAAACTGGTCGTCTTGCCATACCCTATCTTTAGCATATTCTGATACGTATTCGGAATCAACACCGGCCATTTTAAGTTTTGCAAAAATATAAGCGGCCCCGGTCGATTTTCCTGAACCCGGACCAGCGTAAAGATTGACTAGTAATGTATTTTTCATATTATATCAAATATAGTAAATTTTTGTAAACAATTTTGTCTATATAAAAAATACCGGGTTTTTGCACCCGGTTTTCAATTTTAATCTTCGTCGTCGACGTAATCTTCGTCTTCGCCAGAAGCCGCGACGTTCGGATCAATACCAGTGTTTTCACTTAAATCCGCGTCTTCTTTTTCCATTAACTTCATAATGTCTTCAGAAGCATTAATCAATACCTGGTCTTCGAATGCGAACTTAGCTTCGACATAGTGTCTAAACGTTTCATCCTTATAAAGCGGAATCCAGAATTTTGCACAGTAAAGTTCTGATTCTTTCCATACTCGATCCGGCTTGCCAAGTTCACCGGTTTCTTTGTCGACTTGAACATCATAACCGATTCGTGCATAATATCCCGGTTTCGGTTTATAGACGATACCACAATCGATAGCTTCATCTAATAGACCATAATAAGGAGAAATACCGCCTGCATGGAGAATAAGATATTGAGTCTTTACGAATTCCTTAGCAGAACGACCCTTAGCAACGCCAGCTGTAATGACCTTACCGAGAATGTTCTTATCCTTGTCCTTTTCCTTCTTGGTAGAAGAACCAAGCATAATGTTTTCAGCGTTGAAGATGATTCTCATACCGCCTGGAATCTTATACGGATCACCATACATTTCAAGAGAAGCATAAACATGGTTCATAACGAGAGTCGTAAAACCAGCGCTCAATAGAAGGTTAGCAAGTTCGTTCTTAAACTTGGCAGAAGACATGTTTACAGCACTTGATGCCTGTTCAGCCTTTTCAATGACCTGTTCTTCGATAATCGGACCCCAGGAGTCGAAAAGAAGGAAAGTATTACGTGCTTCATCAAGAGTAAGACCACTCATGAGCTTCGTAATGAACTGTTTGATTTTTGGAATTCGGTTTGTCGGTCCAAATACACCGACTTCTTTCATGTTAATTCCGAGCTTGGTAAGGAGTTCGTAGTTAACAGAGTTTTCAGTATCGACAATGAAGCAGTTCATACCGGAATCTTGTGCGGACTTAAGAACTGCGTAGCCAATCATAGATTTACCCCAACCGGAACCGGCTGCAATCATACTGATTGAACCCTTCTTGATACCGCCCTTAATTTTACCTGAGAGCAACAGGTTTACTGAAATACAGTTTGTGCTCAGCCATTCAATCGGTTTCTGTTCAGTTCTGAGCATGTCGGCGAAAGCCTTTTCTTTCATCATCTTGGCGAGTAATTTATTTGCCATCTAGTTACCTCTTAGTTTAAAGTTTATTGTCATCATGGTCTTTTAGCTGCAGGCTGGCATGAATCGACCAGTTCATACCGTTTATTACTTGCAACCGTTTTATTTATGATTGTAAACTTTATTTTACAAATATAGAAAAATGTTACCAAATGTAAAGATTTGGTAACATTTATTTGAATTTCTTAGCTATTAATGCAGCCATTCATTCATGACCGTTCCATCTGCCGGATAGAGGTCACGATACGGATTTCTTACAGCCTTTACAAAATCGGAATCTTTATCTTTGGCTTCGTTGACGAAATCCCTGTCGATAAATGCGGCCGGTTGTTCATTAACGAATTCCTTGTTTTCTTTTACGATAGCCGGCTGGATAAGCTTTTCAGCAGCCTTGGTGCTTTCGTTTACCGCCATATTATATTGCTGCGCTTCGTATTCTTTAAGCTTGACCTTATGCTTTGCCCACATATGTGCACCAAGCTTC